TACCAGCCCTCAGCCCCGCCCTGTTCCGCGCTGTTCTTGCTTATGAGCGATTGCAGGTTCAGGCCGTTCGTGGTGCAGGCAATGAAGTTGTCGATATAAACATACTTACTCGCTGTCGGAGCCGTCGCTCCAGTATTGATCGCTATGCTCTCAATCGCCGCCCCCAGATTCCCGCCGCCCGTTCGCGCTATCGTCAACGGTATCCATCGCGCCGTGGACGGGATCGCCGGAATCACGAATGTATCGACCGGCGTTGCGCCCGCGTTGTCAGAGCACAGTGTAATCGTCCACGTCGTAGCATCCGCGATTGCCGCTTCATTCTTAATCCAGAATGAAATCTTCTGATAGGTATGTAGGTCAAGTGTGCCCGTCGCAAAGTACGCCTGCATGATGCCCGCCTGCGGTGCTGCGTCCATCGCAATCTTCATGCAGTACGAACCCTCTTTGCCGTCCGTTGCGACCGCCGTTCGCGTTACCGTTGCATCCCCGCTCACGTTCGCTGTCCATGCAGTCTCGCACAAATCGACCGTCAACGTCTCAGCGGCGTTCAGCGTGACGGTCTTGCTGAGGTTCGTCCAAGTCGCCTGATGCGTCCCGCCCGCCAACGCAACCGGAGCCGGAGACTTGGCAATCCTTATCGTATCGCCGGGAGCTATTCTCGCAGCCGTCGCGCCTGCCGTGATGGTCTTCCACGCCAACGCCCATGATGAACCATCGTTAGCATCATTCCCTAAATCATAATCGAGATAGAATGTCGAAGGCATGTCTCAACCCCTTATGCCTGAGCGGACGTGCCCACGAATGTGATCTGAACCAAGTCGCCCGTCAGTATCGCGAACCCGGTTGCGTAGCTCCGACGCGCCACCAGTATCGTACTGGCCAGACTCGTGAACATTCCCAGCTCCGCTATGGTCTGGTCACTCAGGCTCGTGATATTTGCCCCGGCCTCTTGCCACGTCACCGATGTCGGCTGACTCTCCGTACAGCTTGCCCGTGCCTCAGCGGACGGTGCTGCAAGGGCGGTATCGCCCGGAACGGCGGCCTCCCCGCTGGTCCCCATGTGAACGTAGTATGTCGCGGGTGCCGACCCGTCCCCCGTACACATGTCGTTGAGCAACTCCAAGAATACGGTCGTGAATTTCTGTGCGTTACCGGCTGCCATTGTATTTCTCCTTGTTCAGTTTCGGTTGAAACGGAATCGGGTCATCGATGGTCATTATCGTGATCCCGTGATCTTTTTCATACGCGATGTACCAATCCCATTTAAGGTCAAGGTCATATCTCCAAAGGATCGCCCTAACTATTCCGCGAGTGAGCGGGTCCAGATCGCTTACTTTCGTCAGGGGCCATCCCTCAAGTTCCCTCAGACAATACTTCGGCTTTTGGTTCGGGGCGCACTTCCTGAAATAGCACCAGAGCCGGTATAGATACGGCAATTTCCACCAAGCATTTACCCGCTTGACGATCTTCAAGTTGAGATTCGGCCTTATGGCAAGAGGGATGTTGATTCCAGTCATGGTATGTATCCTGTCGCGGTCTTCATGTTTATGGTGGTGTACCCGCGCTTATTGTCATTATCTTATTAGTTGTACCCGTGATTGTGATTATAATCCCGGACCCGGCCACGATTTTGTCTTCAGCGTATCCCGGAGTATCGCCCGCCGCAATTCGGATCATCCCCGGAGCCGCCCCGTTGATCCAGGTCGATGTGCCGATATCATAAATCAGAACCTGCCCATCAACCGCCGAAGTTATCACGACATCCGCTAGATCGTCGAGATTGTAGGCACCGCTGCCGTGCCCGGTGATTTGGTCCGTGTACCGGAGCGTGCCCGTCCGGACCCGCGTAGGCGGGACGTGCCGCCTCTGGTTCCGGGGCGCGAAGATCATCGCCGCCAGCTCCGTCGCCATTGAGCGGTCTCGCGTTATCGGGTCTGTGGGCCATAGGTTCATTTCGGCTGTCCCTTTGGTCTACTCCACCCCAAGATTGGCCTGTACGGGCCTTCCAGGGGCCTTCTTTGGGGTCATTCTATCACACTCGCGCTCGAATCAAGGATTGTCGCCTGAATGTCGATCCCGTTCACGTCCGCCAGGATCGCAACTTCCCGGATCACCCCGGTGTAACTGACTCCGGTGTCTTCCACAACCGTTATCGTGATCCCCAACTCCGGGTTCCCCGGGACGATCCCCCGATAACCGTAGCGCCGCTGATTCCAGCGGGCGAGATGCGTTGTCAGGGCGATCCGCCCCAGGCTCACCGCCGCCGCATGACTCGCCGCCCCAATTGGATAGACCATAACCCGCTGAGACCCGCCCACGCCGGAAGTCGCCTTGACCCCGCCCCGGAGCTTCTCGTAACTCTGTGGGCCGTAAACGTAGGCAGACTTGCCCTTCTTCGCCGGATCATCGGTGAGCTGGACCAGGACGTATTTGACCTGGTCCGCGATGATCTCGATATCGTGAAGCGGTGCCCAGTGAGAGTGAGCGGTTTTCCCTCCGGCCATGTAATCCCACATGACCCGAACGGCATTCACGCGCCGGACTGAGAATAGATTAAACGTGTGCTCAACAAACGTCCCTTCCGGTGAGGCTTTCGATTCGAGAGAGCACCCCAAATCAACCCATGTCCCGGAATGCGTCGCGGGATTGTAATCGATACATCCCTCTAGCGGGACAATCCAGGTCTTATCGGAATTGTAATAATCCTGCCAGGCAGCATCGATCACGCGGTAGTTTCCGACGATGAGAGTGATTTCGTTGAGATTGACCGGCGGTGCACCCGTCCCGAAATAATATTGAGAGTGTTCAATCCTTGCCGCCGGATTATGGGTAAAGACAGCCACGAGTTTCGAGCCGGTCTTCCCGTCCGTGCATCGCACGATCCCGCCCTTCCCCGCCGCATCATGCGCTGTGGGAGAAGGTATCTGCCAGGATTCCCCTTCCTTCTCACAACTATAGTAATGGTCCGGACTCGCGCCCCCAGCACCCGCGACTTGATGATAGCCATAAGTCGGACAGGCCCGATTCAAGTCCTGATCGTCCGTATATTCAACCGCGATTGCGCTGTACACATCCTCCAGGCTCATTTCGCTTTCGATTTCCTCGACATGCGGAACCGGAAATGAGGACGCACAATTTACCACGATCTCCAAGCGCAGTATCCCCGTCGAATGCCTGTAAAAGAACGCAATCTCTTTTTCCAGCCCCACCATCTGGAGCAAGTCCTGGATCGCGTCCCACGCATACAGGGGCTTCTCTTGCGGGTCGTAATCGTAGCGGTTGACCTTCAGCGCCGCCGTTTCATCGCTTAGGCTCAAATCACCATCTGCGAAGCCCGCCCCGCCGTAGGCGACCGGACTCTTGCAGATCGCCTTCACGATATCATTCACCGATATGAGAATGCTGCCAGCATCGAAGGATTTGTCTTCGTCGTAAACGCTGTAGCTCGCCCGATATAAGCCTGTCGCCGGTTCCGGAAGCACGAAGCATCCGACCTTCGCATGAATCTCATATTGCGACTTTCGCCGCCGCCTGACATAACCTAAATCCGGATCATCCACCGGATCATCCCATTCGAGTTGATATGGAGCCGGTGCGATTTCCTTGCCGAGCTTCTCCTGGACGGCAATAGGCGCGGTATGTCCCGCCGCCGCTGTTCCGAGTTGTCCCCGGACGCAGTTGTAGAGTCGATATTTCCCGTCCACGTTGGAGTTGTCGTACCCGTCAAAGTAAATCCATTCCGATTCGATCTTGACCCAGCCGCGCGGAACGAAGGCTTTGTAAGTGACGGAGAGAATGAACGTTGTCGCAGACGCGTTGACTGTCGTATCGAGCGTATCGCTCACGCCGTTGGTGTAACATTTCAGGCCGTTCGCATCGTCCGGGTCCGGCCACAGCGTCGAACCCTGGAAGGTTCCCCATGCATTCGTCGCCTGGAGCGGCATATTGGTGAGCGGCCATTTACTTGATTCCAAGGTCCAGATAGCGTTCCCCGCCGCATCCGCACACAACGCCTGAAGTAAGACCGCCTCAGTTCCGAGACATGCGACTTGCAGGTATCGACCCTCTGGGTAGTTTACGAATTTCGGCTTCTTGAAAACGAAGCCCCGGAACCAGTACGCTCCGTCCTTCTGAATCGTCACCGTCGAATTAAGTTGGAGGGCATTCGTAGCATCGTTTGTTTCCAGGCCATAGAGAGCCGCCACGTTGGATTCAATTCTCAGATGCGCTTCCGTTGTGCCGTTGAACGCGACTGTCCCGCCCCACAGCGTAACGGGGATATCGGTTGCCTGCTTCCCGTAAGTGCCGGGGACAAGCTCATAGACGTAAGTGGGATTCGAGATTGTGACTGTCCAGGTCACACCGTTACCCCCAGCCGTCCGGTGAGTGTTTCGATTTCGTCAACCTCTATCTCGATCTGGAAGCGGTCCGGGATATCCATCGCGTTCGGGGTCGATAGTCCCGGCGGTAGCGTGATAATCCGGCCCTTGAAAGCGTGCGCGTATGCGTCAGTGCTGAATGCGGTCGTGCCTATGGGAACGGTGTGCGCTCCGCTCTCGATGTACAGTCGTGTTGAATAGTGCCACCAGTCCCAAACCGCATGAGCCTGCGGCATTGATGGAAGCGATCCGAAAGCGATCTGTGTCCCCTCGATAACAAGCCTGTCCGCGCCCCGCTGCGGAATATCGCGTTTGAATGTGTCGCCGTTGATGTCCCGTCCTATCGCGGGAGTCGTGCGCCCGGTGAGCATATGGAGCGGCGCATATAAGATGACCGAGCGGAGCAGGTTGTAGGCGACGGCTACAGTGGTGGGAGCAACGGCGCTTTGAGATGTCCGTATCCAATAAGCGGATTTACCATTAACTGTTCGTAGCGTCCAGTCACTGGCAATAACCCAGCCGATATATCCTGACTGAGTAAATCCTGCCGTTGAATTATGAACCGCAGTGATCTTTGTCCAAATGCTGTCCTGTTCGACATGCCCATCAGCTACTGAACTATTTATTGTTTCGAGTACGGTTATAGTCGTATTCGGAGCCGAATATGTAGCATCGATGCCGCACGTATAACCACCATCATTTCCGGTTGAACCGTGAATCTCAAATTGCGAGTTGGCAGTAAATTTCGATGTAAGATCGGTCGCGACTTTGAATGTTTTGTTGACCTGACTGACTTCGACGATATTGTAGGGACCACCTAATGCCGAATATTGAAATCTGAAAGTGCCGTATCCTACACCGGCCGTTTTACATCCAAAGCCCACGAATGCAAACACGGCAGCGGCACCCACATAAAAGACATCATTCGAGTCTGTCCAGAGCGGGAAGTTCGACCCATCTAGCATCAGCATATTCGAGTCAAGATTAGTCCAGTCTGCGCCGTTATAAAATCGGCAGTAACTCGCCGTCGCCTCGGAGTGCGCCAGGAAGGCGATCTGTGTCAGTCGTGTCTGATCGGTTCCGAGTATCATGCCAGCCCCCTCGATGCGGTCTGCATTCTCAGATCGGATGCGAGCCGGTCTATCACGCCGGACCCGGTCCGCGCCAGAAGGCTCTTAGTTAGATTCATCAGTTCGGTAATGAGGCTACCGGTGTTGATGTCTTTGACGTAGAGCGGATTAGCCGGGTCATTCCCGCGCTGCTTCTGCTTGCCTCCGAATATCGATGCGAGAACGCCGCCGACTGCCGCACCGACCGGGCCGAACGCACTCCCGACTATCGGCAGCATCGAGGTCCAGTCCGCCTGTCCCGTCGCGACGTTCGCCGCTTGGATACCCGCGCCCCAGAGCCAGTCATTGCGCTGCCAGATGGGGACGGCTCCCTTACCTGGTCCTTTTTTGTATCCAAAACCGCCTTCACCGGGAATATAACCCCATCCAGGCGCTCGATATTTGGGTAGTTCGTAATATGAATCTGGCCTATATAAGAGAGCATGAATGCTATCTACATCCTCTGGAGACCCAGGGCGCTTCCATTCATCAGGCAGTCGGAATTGTTGATGTTCCTCTTGCCAAGTGCCGTATACGCCCAAACCAGGTTGGTTTGCACTCCAATATCCACGAAGATCATATTGTTGCAGTTTAGTACTAGGCGCGCCCATATCAAAGTCATTTATTGACCTAACACTATTCCACCACGTTTGAAAGGATTGTTCCCTTGATGCGGTCCAGGGCTTTGCCCATGGTCCCCGCATGAAATCAAATGCCTGGCCTCCCATTGTGGCACTTCTGGGCAGAACAAAGGTATTGCTCCAAAGTTCCGAGATTGCGCCTTCTACAAATTTATGTGCCTCGACATAAGCCGTGGCGCGAGCGGCATCTAATTCCGCACCCCATCTTCCGGGACCGATTCCCGCGCCGGATATGACGGGTACTCCCCCGCCGCCCCCGCCGCCGCGTCCTACAGTTCCGTCCCTATTGAAACTATTCAGATAGGCAAGCATATTTGCAGCGGCGAGATCGGCCTGGGATTTTGCGATTGCATCCGCCGTTCGGCTCTCACTCGGCATCCCTGTCCCGCCCGCCATACTGCCTACTGCGGCTCTGAGAGCAGCCCCTTCCGGTCCCGGTCCCGAGACTGCCGTAGGATCGAAGTTAGCCATGACCGTTTTCTGATAAATCCATGCGGCAACTAATCCAACAATGGCAAACATTGCAAGAGTCGCTGCCGCACCGACGGCCCCAAATGCGATTGTAGCGGCAGCGGCAGCGGTCACGATAGACGCGCTCCATTGAATGACTGGACCCGCTGTGGCGACAAGAGCAAGCGTTATAATTTGCGATTCCTTCATGCTCTCGCTTTGTTCGCCCCATTTACCGATTATCTGCGTAAGCCTGTCTATAAGTGGATTGAGTTGATTATTGATTAAATCACTAATGGCAGGAGCCACAGCCTCAGCGATTACGATTTTCATATTCAGATAAGCATCGGTAGTATCCTTTGTGGCCTGCCACAGTTCAGCCATCTTTAGCTTACCCTCATTCGACATCCTATCTATCGCATCCTTACTTTTGAGGATATCGAACGACATCTTGACCGCCGCCGTACCAATCCCCACTATCGGGAACGTTACGTTTTGGGTCAGAGCGGCACCAACGCGATTTACTTTCTGGCCCCATGCCATTATTTCTGTTGCGGAGGCTGAGAACTTAGCACCGGCAGCAGCAGCAGCATTTCCGGTCTTATCGATGACCGCGCTCAATTCATCCCGAGCGGTAATCAAGACTTCTAGTTCTTTACGACTTACCATGTTTTCGCTCGAACTGCCCCTTCTCAGCGAGACTCATTTCAGTTGTGAAGATTTCCATCGCGTCCATGTACCAGACTTCCTGATCGTCAACGCCTCCGGAATCTTTCAGATGCCCGGCCTTGTAATGAACATAATAATCGACCAGCATCCAAATTAGGGGACTTACAGACTTAAAGGGACATCCATGCGCGAAGATCGGAATACTTTCATCGTTGATAATCTTCCGGTCGATTATCAACTCTCCGGAGCCACAGGCACATCGGGACTCGTCTCCGGCACACTCGAAGTCTCCGAAGGCGAGTCCAGCGTATTTTTTATTTCGGTCTTATCACTATCCGAAAGCAGTCCTATATCCCGGACGGCATTTCGGATTTCGTAAATCCAGAAATCCTGAAGAGTTTCCAGCCCCAAGTCGGAAACAACGGACATGACTCGCCCGCCGATCTTCTCGCGTGAAAAGTCCAGCTTGATCGCTTCCCCATTCCGTCGAACCCCTTTGAGGGAGAGTCGGACGATATCGATGGCTTCACCTGCTACTTCCGTCGCAAATTGAGGCGTACCATCCGCATCAAATCCGGCTGGCATGATGTTATTGGTAAGAATGAACGTCCGTTGTCGAACCTTCAGCGGTGTAATGAGAAATTCAACCGTCGGGTCGCTCGGCGACGGTATCCACTGCTCCTGAAATCGATCTGCGTTCTCTGTCATCGTGTAACCTTCCTTTTAATCTTTTTTCTTGTCGCCGAATGCGATCATGATTATGACAATGACAATTCCCAGGACTATCCCGATGACCGGACCCCATATCTGCCCCCACAGATAGGCGTGGAGCAATTCTCCAGTGCTAACATCGTTCATGTACACACCATATTCCAGAGCGTATCGCCGGACCCGGTAGCCTGGGCAAAGACCAGACCGCGACCCCGGACGCCCGCTTGATCCGCCGCTTCCGGGAATCCCGCGAGATATCCGTCCATCGTGATCGTGAAGATATTGCCCGCGACTGAGCCGAGCACCGCGCTTATTGCGTTCTTCGTCCCCGCCGTCCAGTTGGTTTCTGCATTGTAAACCGAATACGCAGGCTGCTCGATTTCGACCGTACAAGTCGGGTAGGAATAAGTCAGAACCGGAGCCTGGACACCGGCAACTCCGCCAAGGTCGAGATTCGGGGCGTTATCGGTGTTGTTAAAATCAAAGACCATGCGCTTGATTCGGGAAGTTATTCCGCCGACACTGATTGTCAGAGCTTTACAAACCGGGCCATAGGCCGCCGTTTCGAGAGCATCCGTTGAGGCCGCTTCACTGGCTGCCGCATAAATGCCCGCCCAGGACCAGGCACAGATTGCGGACGAGTTCGGCTCCAATCTCAGTTGGAGATTCCCGACGGCACTCGTGCAGTTTTCTTTTTCAGCGTTGCCGTGATAAATGCCACCAAAAGAAACCGGCACAAGGTCGCCCGGAGTGAGGTTTATATCGCCTGTCCAGGCGTAAGTGGCCGAGGTTGTGCCTGTAGCGGGTGGTCCACCTCCGACAAGTGTTTCCTTCAAAGCTATCGCCTTGAAAAGCACCGCATCGGGAGGCACTTTCAATCCGCCCGTATTAGCCGATCCTCTGAGTTCGGTCATGAAAACTCCCGCGCTATGAATCGCGCCCGCCTGTGGCTTGGTATGTGCGGAAGGCGGTGTATCCGCGCCGGGATGTGTGATCCCATGATGCCAGTTCGGACTCAGGCCGGTCACGGGATGTTTCAGGCTGTTATACACAACCTTCGATGTTCTTGTAACGATTGGCGGGTTCATCTTATTCGCCTCCGGTCAATTTCGCTGTCATCGCAAGGGCGTACAAATACGCCCGTTTGTTTCCTTCATGGAGAATCGCCCATTCATCAGGCGGGTAGCCGTCCGGACAGGATAGCGGGTCCGCTACTCTCTCGGCGGGTTCTCTCTCCGTGGTAGGGAGCGGTCCATCGATATCAAGCGGATCGGGATTATCGATCATTTCAATAACTCCTCCGGTATTCGATTCTGAGAATGCGATCCCAGAAGGTCTCATAGTTGGAATGGCCTTCCTCTCCCTCGAATGGAAAGGGCTTATCTGAATCCGAGACGGTTAAGTTCACGCAGGTTCCGCCCAGGGTGATATCATCCATGAGAGCATCCAAGACTGCTTCCATCAGACCGTAAATGTCATTGATCGATGTCTTGTTGTAAAGGCGCATCCCACACTGAAAGATTATCGCCATTGTGTCCGTAATCGCATAACTGATTACATCCGGGCCTTCATAGAGGAGAATGCAGGGATATTGATCATCGCGAATCTGGGCGCTCGTGATAGGCTTGTCGGTGACGAAGTAAATGCCTGACACGCCGGAGAGCGTCGAGACAAGAGCGGCCATTATTTCCTTTCGTGATTGACTCATTCGGCCCACCCGATTTCCTTTTCAAGTTCGTCCATGATGGTTTCGGTTTCGGTCGTGATCGGGATGGAAAAGAACTGTGTCGCTCGCGTTCCGGGATGATGAACACGACGGGTGAAAACATCCTGTCTACCCACGGTTCGTGAAAAGAATTTCCCGGTTCTCCCGACACCGAAAGATAATCGTCCCGCTGTTTTCCAGTGTAGAACCTTCTTGAATCGAGGCTCAATGATATGGGGCTTAGAGCCTTCGTGCAGGGCAGCCGCATACTCAACATCGCTCGATAGACCGACCTCAAACTTACCGCCCCCGAGATCCCGCGCTATGCCGCCCCGCCCGAAGCTCCCGATGAGCCGCCCGGTCGGACGCTTCAGGACGCTAGGGTAGAAGCGCTGGGCTTCCCGGATGAACCGCTCAGGAGCGGACATAAACTTCTTGGCGATCAATTCCCGGTTCTTCTCGGCGGTCTTCTCCAGCAAGGCCCTCAGAGCCGCGCCCAGGTCCTCCAGTTTGACACGGATCACGTCGCTCATAGCAAACCCCTCCTGTATGCGGCGACGGTCCTTTCAACGTCTTCAGGCCAGCCCTGGATGTACTTCTCCCAGTTCATGGTGTCGCCGCCCCGGTTAATAGAAACGATCCCCAGTCGCGCCCCGCCGCCCTTGCTGTCCATCCAGTCCAAAACGGCAAGCTTGCAGACTGCGAGCTCGAGGTCCGCCGGGACACCGAAAGTGTCCTCTATCCCGGCCCCTTCCCAGTTCTGGCAAGGATATCCAGCCGTGTACCGCACACGGATACCCTTCTCCGGAGTTAAGGGCCAAGCCCCGAACGTCGCATCTGTAGTGCCGAATATGGGATAGAGCAGATATAAATCATCGATAACCTCGTACCAGTCCGGGTCTTGAACAACCCACGCTGAAACGCTATAAATGGCGACTTCAGCAACTTCGACTATGGGATTCTGAATCAGGTACAGGCGGTTCGTCTCGTGCCCGGTGTAACGCTCGTCGAAAGTACCCAGAGTCAACTGCCTCTGTAATCGGGACTCAATGCTCTTCGTGGCCTTAACGAGAAACACTCCGAGTTCAGCATCGGCATTCCAAGTCCCGTCTACTTTCGTGAGATCGAGAAAGTTCTTGCCCTTAATGACCGATAATCTTCCCAAACTCTGAGACATCAGTGTTTCTCCCAGCCGTTCTCAACGGTAACTTCCTTCGCGAGGCCACGCGATATTAGCGCCTTAGCGACTTTCCGGGGCAATTCGTAAATCTCGCCCTTCATATAGTGGCGATGATTCCGCATGAAAAGCACCCGGATCATGGATTCACCGCGCCTCCCTCAGTCTGAGTTCGCGGCATCCCAAGCAACGCCACAATCGAGATAATCGTTCCGACCGCATGAGTGCCTGTCGCGGTTATCACGACCTTGACGTATTTCTTCGACCCCCCGTATCCGATCCAGAAACAAGCCTGATCTTCCGTGGGCGCATCGACCATCGCGAATGAGTTAGTAGCCGCGATCTGGATGTCCTCGGTTGCGACATCGGTATACGAGCCGCCCTCAGTATCGCATTCGGTGAGCTTTCCGGACCAATAAAGCGTCCCGGAAAGTACATCGCTGGAGTTCCCGAATATCGCGCAAAAGGCCGCACCCTCGTAGCCCTGGACGTTGCAGGCATCCGACGTAACCGTTCCGGTCTTGATCGCCGGGACGGTAAGCAGTTGATAGGTTATGCGTCCCGAAATATCGTCCATGATGTCACCGTTCAATCACGGGGGGGCGGGATTGGAGTGTGAGTTCCCGCCCCCCTTTCCGCATTTAAGAGGAGGTTTCAAGTGGCCTAAGCTGTCGCAACGGCAATGGCTGTGTCAGAGCCGCCACCCATGCGCTTGTTTCCGAGAACGATGTACATGTCCATCAGGTTCCCGTAAACATGGTTGCCGGTGACCACGCAGGCCACGCGAATGTACTTCGCGTCGCCCTTGTAGCCGATCTTGTAGGCTGTCGCGAGTTTGCCGTTCGCGTCAACTACGACGGAGTTCGCAGCCAAGTTCGTGATCTCGCCCGCCGCGACGTCTGTGAAACCCGAATTGTAGGTATCGCTTTCCTGGAGTTTGAAAGTCCAGTAGAGCGCACCCGACAGGGTATCGGATGTCGCAGCTCCGAGACCGATCACAGCAGTCGCGGAATTGTACCCCACCATTGAACAGGGCGAGGAGTAGAAGTCAGTTGCGTTGCTCACCTTTGAGACCGGGGCGAGCACCTGACAGATGTCGAATGAGTCTGAGTTGTCGATATTCATGTTAGTTGTATCCTCCGGTTTCTCAGGTGGTCAAAAGAATCTTGATGGCTTCAGGCTTGATGACCTGGCCACCGACGCGCTTTCGCATCTTAAAATAGACGCCGGGATACCCGGTGAACACGTCGCGCAGGAGAACGATACCGGAGCGATCCGCAATCCGGTAGCCCTTTTTGAAGTCCCCGAGCATGATCGGATAGTAATCGTTACCCTGGTCGGTCATGCTCTCGCAGATGATGAAAGGTCGCCCATAGATGCGATCCGGCGGGCCAGCCTGAAGGCCGGGCTGCCAGATGTAGGCATTCGTGGTAGCCTCTTTGAGAATGCAGATGCGCTTGAGAACCGTCGAGTTGAAGCCCCATGTGCAGTTCGGGCGATAGGGAACGGGAAGCGTGGTGTACATGGTGGCGATATCATCGGGTGAGATTACCGCCGTGCCTACGCCGGTCACATCGGCGGGGTACTTCGTGGCATCCGTGCCGTGATTGAAGAAAATGCCGGCTGCCTTATCGACGCTGTTTCCGGAGAGGAAGTCAACGCCCTCAGTGTAGCCGAACGCTTCTCCGGCATCGGCGACGATCTCGCTCTCGATGAAACGCACATCCGAAAGCAAATCCTCGGATACCTGAGTGATAACATAGAGGGGATGCACGGGGATTTTGTACTCAGCCCATGCAGCCTGACTCGCAGTGCTCCCGGCCATCTCATTGCCGTGGTAAGCGGTCGGAGTGCCGGTCCTGCGATAGCCCTTGATCTCCATGCCCGCGATGGTGCGAACGTCCGCGACCGACCGGATGGGGTCAATCGCGACGTAATTCTTGAGGATTTCCGTATCCAGTTCCGGGTCAAGGAACAAGCCGCCGTCGGCAGCCGTGCCTTCAGTGAGCGTCCGGGTTTCCTCAATCGCGAACAGAGAGTTCTGGTACGTGCGATATTCATCGCTCGCAGCGAATGCCTCAAACTTCGGCATCGGGGAAATGCGTCCGCCGTGTGAGCGGATGAAATCCCGAATGGCCTCGCGGTGTACCTTCGGCTTGATGCCGCTCTCGCCCTGAATGTTCTTCAGGATTTCAAAGCGCTTCTCGATCTCATCGAGCCGCTTGTCGCGAGCCTCGACATCCTGCTTGGTCGCGCAGGTCGTGGCAAACGCAGTGAGCGCGGTATCAACGGCCCCCTTGATATCGGCGGGGACGTGGCCTGTCGAAGCCTCGATCTTGTCGATCCGGCCTCGGAATTCCAGAACCGCGCCCGTCGCCTCATTCAACTTCTTTTCAAGTTCCGGGTCCATAAAGGACCTCCTTATTTCTGTCGTAGTGCCGCATTGAATCCATCGAGAGCCTTGTAGACGCGGTGGAGAGAGTCCGGTCGGTCTACCTTCATGGCGAGTCCTTTGCGGAGTGCCCCGTCAAGCTCTGGAATAATCGACCAGTGCGTATCATCAACCGATGCGGAATGACCGACATCAGGATGTTCTTTGACCCATGCCTTTGCGCTCTCCATCGTCCAGTCATCCTCTTTTGGAAAGCGCAGGGCCTGTATAGTCATCGTGTCTTCGCCTTTCAGTTTGCCCGCTATCGCGAAGACGCGCGGTTTCTCTTCCTGGATGGTAATCCGCCGGAAGCTATCGGGATCGAATTCCTCCGGCTCACGGATGCGGTATCGGATTTCGTTTTCGGTATCATCCCAAATGCGAGTTTCCATTTGCGAGTAGACCTCCGAGATAAAAGCTTTCGGATTCGCCGGGAACGGCGTGATGCTGTTTTCAAGTAGCGCAACTTCTATGAGTTGCCGAATCTTCCCACTTTTCCCGCCCTCATCAACCATCGCCTCTTTCACTGCGGAGAACCCGATTGAGAGTCCGATTGCGCGGGAATGTTTCTCAAATAACTGCATGAGCGCATAATCTTCATGCGCCCGCTGAGACAGCAGATTCAGTTCGCCTTTGATCCACAGTCCCTTGTTGTCTTCATGCGCGTCGATGTTGATACCTATACATTCATCGGTGTTGTGATTATGCAGGATAGGTACTTTCCCGCCCGTCGCTTTCAGCGTCCGCGTGAAAGCTCCCGGCATGACGCGCTCATTGTAGCCGGGGATCAAAACGTTGAACATCGAGGCATAGCCTGCGAATGTGCCCGCATCGCCTTCGGTCCGAACTTCCGAAAATCGAAACACCCTGATTTCCTTGTGCCTCATATCTTTTTGTCACCTGCTTGTAGAGGAGTCATCACACAGCGGCACTGGCAGTCTTCGGCGGGATCATTGAGGTTGCCAGGCGCATATCCGCGAGCACCGGATGGTGATACGAAATCGTCCATCAACCCCACGACCTGCCCATCGAGCGCCTGATGCGTCTCACGGACCCGCGCATCGCGAGCCGATAGCCATTCCTTCCTCTCAACCCCCATCTGCTTGTAGGCTTCAAGGGTCGCGGTGTTGGAGGCCATGTTAACCTCAGTCCTGGCGATGTTCATCGCACGGCCCCTTGCGATGTCCGGATATTCCGTCAGAATGCGGTCTCGAATCTTGGCCGCGCCCTCTCCGCTCTCGACCCCGGCGTTGATGATCCGCTGGAGTTCATCTGCCGTGGTTTCGTTTATTAGGCGCGAGCGATCCGCGAGACCTTGCGCGATGAAGTCAACTATGTTCGGATTCTCGATATCAAAGAGGATGCCCTTTGCTTTCAGGTCCGCGAGCGCCGCTTCTCCGAATTCGAGAATCAGCGCGGATTCTATCGTGGTAAATTCATCATGGATTTGCTTCGCCATGTCCGCCCGATTAAGCGCATCCGATGCGGCATCCATCGCGATAGCGTGGATTTCTTCGTAGGGCCATGCGGCATGTTCAGAGAGCGCGGCGGCAACTATGTGAGCGGATTTATCGAGGAGGGCGCGGCTGGATTTCTCGATCATCGCTTCCCATCGGAGCTTCCGGCGGTCAACGCGCTTCCAGGCTATCGCCCGCTCTTCTTCCGTGCGGTACAAGGATTTCTCGTTGACATGGGGAAGGAGTTCGGAGCGGCGTGAGAAAGCGGACGCGGACGCGCCCGATATCATTCCGAGTGCTGGTTGAGCGGATTTAATGAAAATCGTGGGTTCATCATATTGCTCGCCCTCTTTTGGCTCAAGCCCATCGTCCTCTCGTTTTTCATTAACGCTTTTCCAATCGGCGGCTACAAGTCGATTGACCTTCGCGGTCTCATCGTCCTTCAGCGCGTCGATATGCGAATAGTCGATATCGATGTCCGCGTTCTCCTGCCCGTAGCGCGGCATTATCCATTCGGTAAGTTCAGTGACGAATTGCCGCATGTCCGGGATGATCTTCTCGATGTAGAACGAGCGTCGGGCCTCGATGACATTGTTGAACGTCGAGGAAGTCGGATCCCCGAGGAGCTTTGAGGGGACGCCGAAGCAAGCGCAGATGTCCCGCATCATGTCCTGCTTGCCGCCGAGCCAGTCCAGTTCCTGAGCGGTACTCGATAGCGTCTTGACATCAACGCCGTCGCCGCCCAGGATCATCGGCGTCCCGGCATTCTTGGCCCCGCCGAATTGAGTCCGATAGCGCTCCTGATATTCTTCATACTTTTTATCGCTCAGCCCCAGAATACCCTTGATAATCATCACGAGCACCGGGAGGCCGCCTTTCTGCAGGATGTTCCGATTCCAACTTATCGCGTTGGAATGAGATGAGATGGTTTCAGCCGCCGCCCGCATCGGAGCCATGCCCGCGAACTCTTCCAGCGGGTCCGGATAGATCGTGTACCAAATGTCCTCAGGCTTGATGGTATCCCCGGTTCCGGAATATTTGAAGCCGGTGATCTGGCCGTTGTTGGTCTCGATGCTGAGTTTGTCGGGGCGGATCAACCGCATCTCCGGCGCGGTCTTCCCCACACGCTCGCCGTTGAAGCCCTCTCGCGTGCCGATCCCGAAGCCCTGGACGTAGCTCACCCCCGCGAGCTGCATGTAAAGCGCCCAGCGGGAAATGAACGCAGGCATCGACGTGTATTTGTTCGGACGCGTGAGAAGTCGAAAGAGGGGCTTTAGGTTCGGAGATGCGTCCTCCTCTATGATCTCCTCGCCCTCGACATCGACCTTTATCCGAATCGCGCTGGCCGCCCGGCATATTTCATCGATGCACGCAAACACGACCGGGTTCTGTCGAAAGCCCAGGCTGGCATATTCGAGGTACTTCCAGCTCGTTGTCGCGGATGAATTGAGGCCGTCGGGAAAGTTGGTCCAGTTGATAGCGATGCGCCTCTCAAGAGGATTGAGAAGTCGCTGCCACGCCTGCCCCAAAATGTTCATCTAGGTGGACATAGATTTGATGTCTAATTAAAGACACAAAATAGCCGGGGTGTCAAGAGGGGACAACTTAAAAAAACATCCGGGCAGGTTCCGCGACAAGCCCAAAACATCCCACAACAAGATACCGGAGGGCATCTACGCTGTGGTCATTGAGCTTGATCGGCGAGGTCGTTACGGAGTTCCGCTCATACGCAGGAACGCGCTCAATGAGGTCAGGGCACCGGGAACGGTCGATCCGAAGCATTGGTCGGTCAGGCTCTGAGAATCGCCACTGCACGGCTGTGATACCGTCCTCGACGTCGTTTATGGTCCTCTTCTCCTCCGGTGAAGTCCAGAATACGGAGATACCCGCCCGCTGGAAGTGCGTCTTCATCTGCTTACCGCTCGGATCACAATAGGCCATTTGGATCAGTTCGCCGGGTTGATCTATCCCGGCCAGCTTCGCGTAGTGCTCCAGCTTCTGCATGACTGCATCGAGCTGGCGGTTAGGGGCGTTCTCGACTATCGCGATTTCGTCGATCACGTTCAGACAGTCCCATTCGGCGACTTGCCCGAAGAGGCAGCGGAAATTCTCGCCCCAGTCGATCCCCAGATAGACGGGAAGCTCCGGCTCAAATTCAACATCCCCGACGTGCCAGGGATCGGAGCCACGCGAGGGTCGGAACATTCCGTAGATAGCGCCCTGCAAGGCCGTGAACTCAGCGAGGAAGTTCATCCGAAATACGTCCATCAATCCACGCCGCTCGTACTCTTCACGGATTTTGTCTATCGCTTCATGGCTGACATAGGGGTTTTCGTAAGAGGTCCAGCAAGTCGTGTAATAGGTCGGGTCCATCGCGGCCTGTCGTGTCCAGTCCATGAAGATATCGTGCCAGTGATTCATTCCGTGTGGCGTTGTGATTAAGAGAGCACATCCGTTCACGTCGGTAAGGCCGCGCTCTACATACTCCTCAAAGACCCCCGGCTTGAAGCGGGCAAACTCATCGCAGAGCACGAACGGCCAGCCTTCGCCGAGTATCGAGGCGGGATTATCGGCGGTCGATCCGATGATCCGCGCTTCCCAGGGCATTTCGATATAGCGCTCCCGTTCGCTGTATTTGACCTGCCGGCGGGGGTTAAAGTCGGGAATGAAAGTCCGGTAAATGTTGTCACGCATGATCGCTTTGGAGACCATTCGGAAAACCTTGTCAGTGAGTTCGGCGTAAGGGGCAATAATCGGGATCACGCGGAGCGGTTGTTTTCCGTCCGGGCCGAATGTGCCCTGGGTGAGAATCGGGGCCTGAGTGATAACGCTCTTGCCGCCTCGTGTCCCTGCATTGACGCCGATGCGCTTACAGCCCCGGTCGATAGCGTCCAAGACCCGTTGCTGCCCAGCGTGAGGAACGAGGCCGAGCCGCTTCAGGATGCGGTTGCGAATCACGCGCTGGCGGACTTGAGAGACTATTTCATCGCGGACGATTGTCATTGCATGAAGCCTCGGCAGGCGGTGCCGGGGCTAATCTCAAGAGGAGAAAAAAAGTCTTATTTTTTTGTAATTGTTACCCCGCCATGCGGCGGATTATCGGGCGGATTCGGAGCATATCGAGCGTGATAGGGTCCGATGTTCTTCCGAGGACAATCGGGCGCTCCGCATATCGCGCATGGTCGAGAATTGAGCCAGTGAAGCAGGCGGTCGAGAATTGTCATATCACACATCCAATCGTGTCGGTGATAGGGCGCGGAACTCAATGCCACGCGCCTTGAAATAGTCGATCTCTTTCTGCAAGCAGTCGCGGTTGTATGAGTTGATAACATCGCGGTTCAGGCCCGGCGGATCATCGAAGTATCCGCCCTCCATGTCCACCCCGATAAGATTGATCTGCTTCGCGCCGTAGCGAACGGCAAAATCAATCGCGATCCCGGTGACAGTCTCGGTGGGTCGGAAGAAATCGGGATCGACGCGGTAAGGTTCCTGCATAAAAGAAACCATGTCTGCGTCGGTGTCGAAGTGAGACGGGGCAAGCCAGAATGTGTAGTCACCCTTGTAATCGGAGCGCTGATGGATAGCCTCAGAGAAGACGCGTATAGTCGATTTCATTGAAGCATCCATGCCCCTCTTGAACCATGTCAGCCCCGGCGCATTCCCATCCGCAATAAACCACATTACAGGATCGACATCGATTGTTATTGCGGAATTGACGGCAATCACTAAGCCTTCCTTTTCTTCCCAATGAGGTCTCCCTTTGGGGCCGGGTGCGATAATCGTCACCGGCACGGATGAAAGGTGACCGGCATTGGGAATATGCGCCGCATCCGGCAAGCCGTATCGGTTCGGCTTTGGCACGTCGGGATATAGGGTCACTTTTCCAGATTCATCCATTGCTTTTGCTCCTTGTTCTTTCCGTTCAGGTCATCGCATGTGCAACCGTGAACGAGATCGCCGCGCTTGACCGCATGGAAGTACAGGTCATGGCTCTCCTCGTTAACCGCGAACTCAAAGTGCTCGAAATCATCCGCATTGATAACCGCCCGGATATCCTGTTCCGTGAGATTCTTATAGTAGCCGTTGTCGAGCGTGTATGGGGAGTCATAGGGGCTGTTTTCAGGAACGCCATGCGGATCGCGCCCGATGGTCGCACACGTCACGATTAGCAAGCCGCCCGGCCTGAGCATCCGAACCATGTTCAAGAGACCCGAACGCCAGTTAGGATTATGCTCAAAACACTCCGTTGAGATGATGCAATGGAAATGACCCTCTCGCCAGTCCGCATCCTCGATAGCCATGACCATGTTCACGTTCTTGCCCGGACCCAGGTCGATGCCGGTATAGCCCGATTCCAGATTCCAGAGATCGCGATTGCAACCGTTGATATCGAGGGAGCCACAATCGAGAACCCGGACGCGCCAGAAGTGTTCGGGATGATCCCGCTTCACTCGTTCAAGGAATTCGCGCATCTGGGGGTGAGCCACTTATCCACTCCTCGGGAAATCAAATCGCGTCGGTTGTACTTCCGCTTCCTCAGCGGTTCCCCGCTTGCCCCGGTAATCGAGCGCATTGCCCCTTGCTCTAAGTTGCGCTGAGTTCGCCAGGCTGGTCACGAAGTAGACTCGCTTCGCCCGATGGTGAGGAATATCCGGGATGTCGCGCTGAATCATTTGTCTGAGTTGATCATCCTGAGCGCCGCCGTAAGGGACTCCGGCGATCCGCTTCGGCGAATGGAAATCGCCCTCATACAATCGCCGCCATATCCGGTCTCGGTACTCGCGCAAAAGGTCCGTCTTTATGACCATTTGGCCGACAGGAGATCGATACCAGTCATCCCGAAATTGAAAGGTGCCGGTGCCCACATCGTGTTCTGCGATGATGCAATCCCACGACCACGAAAGCTCGGCCAAGCCAGCAAGGATAGGTAGAATTGCAAGTCGCGTGTAATCAGGCGGATACCGGTCGTCCTCATCAAACCAGAGTGTGTATTCACAGTCGCAAGCCTCCAGGTAAGCCATGAACTTGCCCGTCCACATCTCAGGCCAGGGATAGAAATCGACATCGATCTCGACGATCTGCAAGCCGAGATTGTTCACGATCCGGGGCGGGAACTGACCCGCGCCATTTCTCTGTCGGAGCAGATAGAGTTTCTTTCGGTCGATGGGCCAGTCCTGACACATGAAGTCATGCACGGCGTTCATCATGTCGATGGGGTCGAAGGTCATGCACAGGTAACCGATAGAGGGTAAGCCGGTCGCATCGGAAAGCGGGGTTATGTCTGACTTGGACCCGCGAGACACGACCGGCTTGACTTTTATCCCGTCCGCCGTCCAGAACACGGTCAAACTCTTCACTGGCCCCAGATCGGCGGGCGGATTGCATATAGGGTTGGCTTCCGAATCCATTGTTATTTGTTCGGGGTCCGTCACGTGCATATCCTCGATGCGCTGGATATCGATGCGGTGCTCCGTTCTGAGATAGTTCACGAGCCAGTCGAATTCAGCCTTGCAGGGCCAGTCGCCTGGATAGGCTTTCTCGCCGGTGAAGTATCCGCCGCGCATGTCACAACCGACAAGGATGATCTCTTTCGATCCGAGAATGAACGCGAGCTGGATAGCCTGTCCCGTCACTGTCGCGGCGGGCGAAAGGTAGTCGGGCGCGGGGTCAAGCGTCTTGTAAAGGTCGCCGCATGATTGAAACACGACGCGCACGACGGGGAATATTCTCTGAAGCTCCGTGGAGAAAACCGGGACAGTGTTTCCCCCCGCCCGGATATTCTTGATGTCGAGTTTTTTTAAGGCGGTCGATATCGCGCCCATCCGGTCATTAAACCAGGCATTCTTTTGCAGGTTCACGTCGTGGCAGAGCCAGATTGTGGCCTTGATTGGAAGCTCGATAGCGCGGTTGCAGGCGATTATGAAAGCGTCAGGAGGAATGAGGCGGGCGTTCTCGCGGGCTGATAAGCCGGAACCCACAACGTAGACGCGGCGGGGAAAGTGGAAATCGGCCTTCAGAATGTCAATCGGCATGAGGCTCCCCGCTGTCGATTTCACCTATGTCGATATCGCCGTTGCCGTCACCGCCCTGCCCGTTCCCGGACTTCTCGATCATGTGAGCCAGGACCGCATCCACCTGGGCACCGATCTCCGTGTCAAGGCTATCGCCGGGTGGGACGGGGGTCACGTCCTCATAGCGCTGAGTCGGGGGCGGGATGAACAGGTGCCCGAACTCCTTGACCATTTCCAGGCTGACTTCCGGCTTGCCCTTCTCCATCTTCGATTCGCGCTCCATCGCCTTTGATATATTCGTGATCGCTTTCGGTAAGAGCTGCTTCTTGACGAACGCCCGGAAGACCTCGCTCGCTTCGGTCATGTACTCGATAGAGTCCATGTCCGCGCTGATTGAGGCTTCGGAGCATCCGCACTCTTCGGCGAGCTGCTTCTGAATGCCCTTGCCCGGCGAGCCCAGGATGCGCCACGCGATGTAACGGCGGCGGTCTTTGGCGGATAGGGAGCGCGGGTCTATGG